GGCCCTACTCGTAAATTTGTATATGACTACAAATCATCACCTATCACTGCTACATTTTATACAGATAAATTTATGAGAGAAAGATCATACTTTGAAGTATGGCAAAATTCAGCATTTAGTACAAGTTCACACAATTATAATTTTTATGATAACTATGTTTCTGACTGCAATATATTTCAATTAGGTAGTTTTGAAAGTAGAAATGAGAGAGATGATGTAACTTATGCTGTTAAATTGTTTGATGTTTATCCAAAAACAATTAGTGCTGTTGAATATTCAGCAGATGTTAATGATGCACAAACATTTAATGTTACTTTTGATTTTAGATATTGGATTAATTACTTTATTGATAGATCAGGTAATATAGCATTAGGTAGTCCTAACTTTGCTGATGTTACAGTTAAGAGTAAATATGGTGCTTTTGGTAGTTTCATAAATAAATTACCTCCAGAATTAAGAAGAGCTGGTACAGAAGTATTAGAAGGATTAAAAAGAAGAATACCAATCGGTGGTATTACAGGTGGTCGAGTATTTCCTCCATTTGGTAATTTTCCACCACTTAATATTTAATATAAAGGAGTAAATTATGGTGTTACCAAGAGTTGATGTCCCAAGTTATGAATTGACATTACCATCCACGGATAAAAAGGTTAAATACAGGCCTTTTTTAGTTAAAGAAGAAAAAATACTGTACATAGCTTTAGAATCAAAAGATAATAAAGATATGGTCAACGCTTTAAAAGAAATAGTTGATGCTTGTACTTTCAATACGTTAAAGGTAGATACATTACCATTATTTGATATAGAATATGTATTTTTAAATATAAGAGCAAAATCAATTGGTGAAATTGCTAATTTTAAAGTTATCTGTCCTGATGATGGCAAAACTTATACTGAAGTTAATGTTGATTTAACAAAAGTAGAAGTTCATGTAAATGAAGAACATACAAATAAAATATTAATAGACAAAAAAAGAAACTTAGGTTTAGTTTTAAAATATCCTACATTATCAACATATTCTGTAGGTACATTGGGTATAGTGGGCGAAGAAGTTAATACTAAAAATTTTGAATCAATATTTTCGATTCTAATTGAGTGTGTTGACCATATCTTTGAAGGCGATAAAATATATCCATCAAAAGATGTTACTAAAGATGAAATGAAAGAGTTTTTAGAAAACTTACCACAAGATGCATTTACGTCTATTAAGAAGTTTTTTGATACATTACCTAGATTAAAACATGAAGTTGAAGTAGAGAATCCTAATACAAAGGTTAAGAGTAAAATAACCTTTGAGGGATTACAAGATTTTTTCGTATAGGCCTCGCCCATAATACCCTAGAGGCCTTATATGAAACCAATTTTGCTTTAGTTCAACATCATAAATATTCATTAACTGAGATTGAAAGTATGATACCATGGGAGCGTGATATTTACGTTCAAATGTTAGTTAATTATATTAAAGAAGAAAACGATAAAAGAGCAAGGGAGAAATAATGAGTATAGAGAATAAAGAAACAAATTTTAATAATAAATGGAGACCAGCTATGGGCTGGTTATATCTGGCCGTTTGTGCCTTTGATTTTGTTATATTTCCTATATTATGGAATTTTGCTCAAGCGACATATTTAAAAACAGTTGTGTTTACACAATGGAATCCATTGACATTACAAGGCGCTGGTTTCTTTCATATAGCTATGGGTGCCGTATTAGGCATATCAGCATATGGTAGAACACAAGAAAAGATTGAAGATAAAAAAATAGTAGCAAATAAAATAAAAATTAATTTAGACGAAGATCAAATAGGTTAAACAATGGCCAAAGATATAGATAATTTAATGTTGGCTGTAGGTATGGAGCCTGGTCAAAAAGAATCTAAGAAATATGAATCTGAAGGACTAATAGGCGATGATGATGAATCAGCCGTTCAACAGTTTAAATCAGAACAGGCAGTGGAAAAACAAAAATCAGAATTTTTACAATCATTAAAAGAAATCGGTGGTGAAAAACTATCTCAAACTCAAATTGCTGAGTCGTTATCTAGTTTAGAAAAAACAATTGCTCAAAGTATAGATTTATCAGTTAAAGCTTCGGTAGCAGCAATAGCACCAGATATTAATAAAGATATATTACAAGTTGGTGAATTATTGAAGTCTATGGAGGATAAAGACAAGGAAAAGGCATTAGATATTATTGAAGATTTACAAAAGAAGTTAGGTATTGATTTAAGAAATTTTAGCAGCACATTATCAAATAGTATTGATAAATTAGGTTCTATAATGGAAAAAAGAAAAGCTGAGAGAGAAAAAAGAGAAGTAGAATTAGAAACTGAACAAGAAATATTAAAAGAAAAAGGTGTTTATACAAAAATAGTTGACAATCAAATTACTAAAGAGAGAGAATTAAAGATATTAACTAATACAGAAACTAAACAAGAATTTAAAAGAATAAGAGAAGAAGAAAGAAAAAATATAGAAGAAAGAAAAAAATTAGATAAAGAACAAAAACAATTACAAAAAGGTAATACTATCGATAAAAAAGATAGTGATAGAATAGTAAAAGCATACACTGAGCTTCAGAAGAACGAAAAACAATTACTCAAAGATAAAATAAATTTAAGTTATAATGAAAGAAAGCCTACTGGTATTAGAGGCGGCCTACAAGCAACTGGTGAATTTTTAAAAGGCGAAAGAGGGCCAGATTTATTAAGAGGACCTATTGGTCAATTTACAACAACTTTAATGGCACCAATTGAAGCATTTAAACAATTAGGTTCTACTATAAAAGGTGTAGGGCAAATATTTGGTGGATTATTAAAAGGTGCTAGATTACTTACTATGGGATTTTTTGGATTATTGATACCTATGTTACCTTACATAGCCGCAGCGGCCGGTTTAGCTGCTGTTATATATGGTTTATATAAGGCCTTTAAATTTGTTGCTAAAATATTTGGTTTTGGTGGTGATGAGAAGAAAGATTTAAAAGGCACTGAAGAAGGACAACCTGCTACTGATATGGCAACAGGTGAATATGATGCTACAAAAAGTGATTTAGTTGCACAACAAGTAGAAGGAACAACAGGTCAAGCTGCTGAAATATCGACTGAAATGCCATCAGAAGAAAGAATAAGACCTACTTCAGATCGACCTACAAGTGAAATGTTTAATGTAAGAAGAAGAGCTCCTAGTATATTGACACCTATGGAAGAATTTACAGATTTAAGTAAAGATTATGCTATGTCTAAAGAAGCTTCAACTAAACCGCCAATAACATTTAATAATGTACAACCAATGAATAATATTACAAGTAGTTCTAATGAAACGATTATGCCTATTACACCTATGAATGATGATCCTACTTTTATGAATTTAAATACAAGATCAATTTAAATGTGGTGGCCATTTCTGGCCACCATCAAAGTATTAGTAGAGAGAGATTCTACTCGTCATCTGCCAATTTACTAAAGTAAGACAACGTATCGTCATCATCACTAGCAGCTGGAGTAGTTTTACCGTTACTTTTTACTGTACCATTTGATTTAACCGGAGGGAGTTCGGCGCTTTCAATAGTAGCAGTATTTCTAGTTCCCGTAATTACCCTATTCAGTTTCTCTTTGAGTTCATCATAGGTTTTAAAATTACTAGGGGCCAAGAAAGGCGTAAGAGCATATTGTTTAGACCATATTGCTTTGATTTTTTCATCACTATCGGCAATTTGAGTAACAGGCTCAAATTCAGATTTATCATAGTTCCAATAACCATCTACCTTTCTAATTTTTAGTTTAAAGTTTGCACCTTTCCAAAAATCAAATGGGTTGATAGCTTTCTCATCTTCAAATGCTGGTTGCATTGCTTCTGTAATCTTATCAAATATTTTTTTACCATATTTGAATATGAATACTTTGCCTTCATTTTCTGGATGAGCAGGATCACTTACAACTAATATATTAGAGAAGTAAGATAATTTTCTTTTTCTTTTTCTTGCTATCTCTTTATCAGATTCAACACCTGAATTCCATAATCGTGTATTATCTTCACTAACAGGATCTTTTTGATTTAAAGTTGTTAATGAGTTCTCAATATACCAACCACCTTTATCTTGGAAGGCGTGTGACCAAACTCGTACCCACGGCATTTCCTCTTTTTCGGTTGCTGGCAAAAAACGAAGCACGGCATAACCACTACCAGTTTTATCTAGTTCAGGTTTCCATATTCTGTCGTCAGCGTATTTGTCTTTTGATTGTTTATTAATATCCTCAGGATTGAGGGTAGCTTCTAATGCTTTGGTAAGTTTATCAAAGTTAGAATGACTTGTTTTTAATGTATTAAAGTCCATTGTATTTTCTCCATTGTATTTGTATTGTTGTATTTGTATATGTACTATATAAACGTACCATTATATTTATACATCCTTCCACTATAACATCATTTAAGGTGTTTGTCAAGCAGATTTTCGTATGTTATATAATG